ATCGTAAAGCTCTTGCTGCCTCTGCGCCGGCACGTTAGCCATGCCCATGCTCAAGATGGTGCCGCTCGAATATACCGCTGATGCGGCGAGGAAGAAATACAAGGGCCAATAGCCTGGGTCCGCGCCTATCGTGTACACGATCGGGGAATACCCCAGGCCAAGGCTGGTGAAATATCCGCACATGGAATTATCTTGACCCATATATCCAAACTTGGAAACGCTCATTCCCATACCGAAATAATTAGGCGCGTTCGCCGAGTAGAGATTGCCGTTGACGATTAAGGTACCACCGCCGCCACTGATGCCCATGAAGGCATAAGTGTTTCCCATGTAGCCATAGCCCGCGCTCGGGGTATAGCCGCACATCGCCCAGGGAATGCCGCGAACAAAATTATTAGGGTCGGCTGACGAAGTAAAATTAGTATAAGATTGGTAGATATCGCCATTATAATCGCCGGCGTAGACGTTGCCCGAGGGCGTGGCGCACATTCCGATCCAACCACGATGCGTCTGGCTGAGGGCCACAAACGCGCCAGTCCCTGCGGTCTGCATGTAGATGTCGCCGCCATACTCACAGGCATAGACGTTGCCCGAGGGCGTGGCCGCCATGCCATACCAACCACGATACGTCTGGCCGAGGGCGGCAAAGGCGCCCGTGCCCGCGGTCTGCATGTAGATGTCGCCGCCATAATCACAGGCGTAGACGTTGCCCGAGGGCGTGGCCGCCATGCCATACCAACCACGATGCGTCTGGCTGAGGGCGGCAAAGGCGCCCGTGCCCGCGGTCTGCATGTAGATGTCGCCATTATAATCACAGGCGTAGACATTGCCCGAGGGCGTGGCGCACATTCCGACCCAATAGCGATGCGTCTGGCTGAGGGCGGCAAAGGCGCCCGTGCCCGCGGTCTGCATGTAGATATCGCCATTATAATCACAGGCGTAGACATTGCCCGAAGGCGTGGCGCACATGCCAAACCAACTACGATGCGTCTGGCTGAGGGCGGAGAAGGTAGTGGAGACTAGTCCCGAGCCCTCGTTGGTAAAGATTAAAAGTCCGCAGCCGCCGACGCCGAAACCCATGAGATTGAGCGCGGTCTGGAGCGCGAGCGCCGTGCCCGGCTGGTTTCTCTGGAACTTCCGCGCCGCCAGGTTTCCCCGCCTTTGCGCGTCCGTAAGCATGAGGTTCTTCGACACTCCGAAGTCCCGCTCAAGTTCGTCGAGATACGGTGTCGTCCAGGGGTCGCGCACGGTCGCCAGCGTGCTCATGGCGGTCTGCACTGTGCCCAGGTTATCCGCGATGCCGTTGAGGAGGTTGTCAAGATTGCCCCCCGGAGCTGGGCGGAAGGCGTCGCCCTGGGGCATGAGGCCGTCGATTAGCGCGCGTGTGAGTGCGCTCATGCGAACGTCACCGGCGTATTCAGCGCCAAGGTCTCGCCGGGATTTAGGGTATAGCTCGGAGCATTCCCGGCGCCCGTTCCAAAGGCGAGGTTTTGTATCGTGGCGCCATACGAGGTAAGTACCGTTTGAGCGATCGTATACATTTGTCCGCCCGAGACGGTATCATTGCGCCCGAACACGGGGTCGACACCGGCGATATACATTTGAATGCCGAGAAGGAACGTTTGCAATGCGGTTGTAATATCCGCCTGGCAAGCCGACGTTAATCCGGAGGGGACACTTAGCCCTGTGATCGTGACATATATTTGAACGATATTCACCGGAACTATATAGAGCGTCGTATTTACGAGTCCTAGATCCTGCTGTACCTGGCCCGTATTTGGATTTGAGATTATCGCTTGCGCCACCTGATAGCAAAGTCCCGATCCGGTTTGCGTCGCCGGATACCATACTCCATAATTAGGGCTCGATCCCACGCCCTTTATGTAGACTGTGCGCATTCCCGGATATGAAGTTATGCCCGAATTATATGGCGAGCCCGAATAAGGATACGCCTTCGCCACGCCCGCGACAGACTGCGCCCAGAGGCGATAACTCGCGGAGTTCGAGCCATTTGGGAGCGTCTGCAGGAAGCTCAGGATGCGCCCGCGATAGGCGGGGTCAAGCTCGGCGTCGGCTCCGGTGGTGCTTGTGCTGGCCACAGTGGCCACGGTTCCCGCCCCGGCTATCGGCGACTGGATATTGAGCGTCGAGGAGTTCGATAGGTTGCCTCCCGCCCCGGCTGTGGTACAGGTCAGGCTTATCCCAGGGGACACAGTAAACCCGGTACCTGCTCCTCCGGGATAGGGCGCCGTATATTGCGCCGCGGTGACGTACTGCAAGCCGTTCGCCGAGCACGAAAAGAGCGTGCCTATCGGGACTATCGTGCCATCGGTAGCGGCCAGCGTAGCCGTGACGACTGCCGAGACGGCCGTGAAGCGCGCGATGCCGTACTCTTGTCCGAGGTAGTCGAGGTCCGCTCCTTGCGCGCTTATGACGAGGTTCGCCGTCACGCGATCGGCCGCGTACTTGTAGAGGCTGGTAAACGCCATAGCCTCCATCGTCGCTTCAACATTGTTAAAAGCCTTGTCGGCCGCGGGGCTGGTCTGGTTTAAGCGAGCCTCGATGTTGGCCTTGTTCGCTGCGGCTTGCTGTGCGGTGGTGGGTATGGTTACGGGCATTCTCGCCTCCGGGGTATATGCGCTGAAATATATATCACGATGTCGCCACCAGCCGCGCGCTCGCCGGGCTATTCGCCTGGCTCTGCCAATTCTGCCCCGCGCGGAGGAAGGTTAACGGCGCCTGTCCCGGCCCTACGGTGACGACGAGCTTGACCCGATCCGAGCTCGGGTTAGTCGCGGATACCGCAAGCTCCGGGAACGCGGGCGAGGTCAGCGCGATCACGGCCGCGTTTTCTATCGCCGACAGCCCCGAGAGCGTAAGGCCCTGGCCGAGGATGCTGGCCTCGAAGTCGGAGCCGATCTGGTAGCGGGGCTCTAAAAGGAGGTTGCCGCACCATCCCGAGCGCGTGAACAGCGAGATAAGCGCCTGGTTCTCGAGCCCCTGGTCCATGATGGGTTGCCCGCCTTCGTAGTCGAGGTTGGCGCCGTTGGGGGTGATGATGAGGCGCGGGTCGCCGGAATACCTATCGGCCGTCATGGTGCGTTATCCAGTACCTGCCCGATCTGAGTGGCGGCGGTCGATAGCGATGCATTAAGCGTGACCATGAGAGCGACGATCGCGGCGGCCAGGCTTGCGGCCGATGAGCCTCCGGCCGAGACTGCGGCTTGCGCGGCGGCGCCCGAGAATGTCTCGAGCGCTTGCATGGCGTTATTCAGCGCGGTGAAAAGGTCCATGCTCGCGGACTCATTCTTGAGCATCATCTTTCCATTATTTTTTAATTTGAAGCGCGCGTATTTCGTCTTGCCGGTCGAACCTATGGAATATAATTCTTTTTCTCCGGCGCTCGTCGTTGGCGTTATCATGTCATCGGTGGCGACGACTAAATTAAATCCGCCCGATCGCATAAAGGCTACCCGAGCTCCCGGTTGCGGAGTCGTGTCCTCGCCTGAGCTTGAGAGCAACTGCATGTCATGCGCGGCCGCGGGGGCGGAGCCTTTATCCTGCTTGCTCTCGGATGTGGCTATTTGAAGCAACGTCACCTTATTTGCATTTGTGGAATTGAGCGAATAATCTACTTTCGAGCCCGTGACTTTTCCTATCATTATGTCCATGCCGTGACGCCCCATTTATTGACCCATGGCTCCACGAGGTCAATGGTATTATACGCCTGTGGAGGCACTACCTTTATCGTGCAGGTAAAGCCCTCGCCCGACATTACGTGTTCGGTCTCACGGATGAGGAAGGTAAACCCGTCCGGTATTTCCATCGTAGCCGATTTGATCGTGACCATCATGCCCGGAGCCCAGAGCGCACCGTTTGGCGCATACCAGGATGAGACTGCGACGCCCATCGTGAGCGCCTGCACAATTTGTTTATTGCGTTTCCACGAGCTCGCCGTAACGGTCCCGCCCGCCTGGCAATCCTCGAGGATAAAAACCGAACGGCGCCAGCGCGGTACTACTTTATCGATTACGGATTGCACAACGGTATCGGCATCGCCAGACTGGCCGACTCCGACATAAATGCCGAAGCGAGCGCGTCCGTCGGCCTTGATGGCAAACTCATTCGGGAGCCCGTCACCTTCCTGCAGGGTTCCGACCGGGGCGGCGAGCGCAAGCTTTGACGCGTCCTGGAAAATGATATTACCCGTCTCGTCATTTGACACGAGAAGGGCTGATTGAAACGCGATGCGCTCGAGGATCTTGCCGCATGATTCGGTTGGAGAATAATCAAGGATCGGGAAAAACTGCCCACTTCCTCCGGTCTTGACCGTCGCGGTGAGCTTGAAAAAACTCGCGATGTCCTGCGCATAGGTAAGCATCCATGCCGCCTCGTATTGCCCGCGCACGCTCGTCGGCATCATGGAATCGATGAGGTCTACGGAACTTGAGTAGCACTCGAGCGTCTTAGTACAACCGCTGCCTGAGAGCTTGTTCTCGGTGTTGTAGGCCCGCCCCGTGAGCGAGAGCGTCGAGCCTAGCGTCACGGTACAGGGCGAGTAGGCGAATAAATGCGCGAGCTTGTCGAGGTCGGCGTCCTGCCCCGGCGTCCAGGGAAAATCGACGATAGCCTGATCCGCCATGGTGTCGATACTGCGATTGAGGCGGCAGGAAAGCACGGGGATAGTCTTGCTCCCGAGCTTGAACGTCACGGAGCGGGGGTCTTGCGTCATAGATACACCGTGATCCTACGGCCGGCGGGGAGCCAGAGGATATCGTTGCCGTGGAGGTTATTCGACTGGATAAAAAGATCGTAGTATTGATCGAGCCAGGGCGTACCGGGAACGCCGTATTCGCTCATGGCAATCTCAAGCGTGCTGCGTCCGGTCTGTAGGGTATAGGTCTTCGTTGCCTTTAGGTCGAAGAGGAGCCATTGCAGATACTTTTGCGTGAGCGCGACCATGAGCATGGCGTCGGCGTAAGCCTGACTCTGGCTGAAATATTGGAGGTCCGCGCGGACTCCGGCGAATGCGGCTTGCCGGGCGTCCAGGCTGTCGCGCATGTAGGCGAGCCAGGTCGTGAGGTCGGCTATTGCTTGGACTGCTTGCGCGCGGGTAGTGATCGTGCCCGTGCTGACGGCCGCAGTCATGCCCATGAGGCAGGCGATAGCAATCATCTCTGTCGCCGCTATGGAGTTTTTATCGCTTGCCGTTGTCGTGGTCGGCGTGGGGCTTGCGGAAAAGAGCGAGGTGAACATATTGCCGATCATCTGGATCTGCTGGTTTATGCCGCCGATAATGGCGTTCGGTGATTGCAAGAGCGATTGGCATTGCTCGGCGATCGTGATAAGCGATATCGGGACCACATTGAGCGCGGCCGTTATATTGGTCTGGATAGACTGCACGGCGGCGTCTGCTTGATTAAGCGCTGACTTTATGGCGCCGATACCAGCTGTGACGGACACCGCGAGCGCCTTGATCTTGTCGATGCTCGTAAGGTCTGCGGCGGCGACTAATTGCGCACTTGAATTTGTACCAAGATTTGCGGATGCGGCGAGGCTGGCGTCTAAGTCCTCGGCGGGATCATGGCCGGCCGCTTGCAATATGGGCTCGACCCATTGTGTGGTGACGATCGAGAGTCCGCCTGACTCTGTGGGGTTCGCGTCGAGCTCAAAACTGATGGGCTGGAGCTTATGCGTGCCATAGACGGGGTGGACGATGGACCATATCGCGCGGCCGTCCGTGCCCTTTTCGGCGAGTGATCGCAGGAACGTCATGGCGTTGAGGTCGTTATCGGAGACGCCGTTGACGCCGGCATGGGGGTCGTCGTCGAAGTAGAGGGTCAGGGGCCAGGACAGACCCGTGAGACCGAGGTCTTGCACGACGGTGCCATCGGTGCCGGGATAGTTGAACTGGGCTACCTTTTTCGTGCCCGTTATTTTATCGCCGCGCCATTTGACGCTATAGGTCGTGCCCTTGGGCGAGTTGAGGACGATGAACTCGTGGAGGCGATCTTGATAGCTAATGGGCGTACCCTGCCGTGGTCGGATAGCCGGAGAAGGCCTGCGCGGTGCGGACGCCGGAGGTCACTCCGGGCGCGGCTTTATTATCCACGTTGACATTGTTCTGGATATTGACCCTGCTGGCCGCAAGAGCTCCAGCATTGGGGGCTTTACCAGAAGCCTTATCGTTTTCATAGGTTCCTTTGTAATCAAATTGCCCTTCTGTTCCGGTTAGTGTTTTATTCATTTTATTTTGAAAATCTTTCACCGCCTCAAGTCCAGGGGCCATAATCTTGCCGAGCCCCGGCATTTTTGAAATCAGAGTCATAAGAAATATAATTCCGTCAAGAACTAGATTTATCGGAGTGAGTAATGCTTTCTTTATTACATCGCCTATGAACTTAAAGGCATTCCCGACACCGCCCATGTTTGTAGCGAGTAAAACAAAGCCGGCGACTAAGGCCGCGATGCCCATGACAATCAAGCCTATAGGATTTCCATCGATTGCGGCGTTCCAAAGTTCTTGCGCGGCGGCAACTAACAATAATATTTTTTGCATTGCCATAAAGGCTCCGACACCAGCGAGTAGTGCAGGGATAAGACCCGAGGACCAGCCTTTGGCGAGGAGGTCGACAGCGCTCGCGATTCCATTAAATACCGCCTCGATTTTCTGGCCGATGATTTGTTTATTATCCGCTACCCATTCGGCGAACTTGTCGAGGATAGGCGCTAGTTTTTCGATGATGCCCTCGAGCGCTTGGTCTTTTAATGCGCCGAGCGTGCCCGTGATATGATGCAGAGAGGCCGTAAACGAGACTCCAGCGGCTACGGTTTTATTAGACATGACATCGCTATACCGGTCCGCTTGCGTCATGACTTTATTTATTCCATCGGCGCCTTTAAGGAGTATGGGCAAAAGCTCTTGACCGGATTTCCCGAACACGGCTTGCGCGATCGCGGCGCGCTTGGCGGGGTCTGCGGTTTTTCTGATCGCCTCGGCGGTGAGATTAAAGGCGTCTCCTGCGTTCTTCGATCGACGGATCGCCGCCATGAGCACGGGGTCAAGCCTTTTTAATCCCGCTTCCATAGGACCTTGCCCGAGCCTTAATTGTGCCGTGCCCTTGTTTAATTTCTCAAATGCGCCTTCCATTTGTTCAGAAGTGAGATTTACGGATTTCATGGCATAAGCCATGCGTTGGTAATACTGGGCGTCCGTACCTATTTTTTGACTGGCGAGAGAAATCGCCTTTGCTTTCTCTCCTAGTTCTGGCAATGCCTTGGCCGCGTCCTCGACGCCGGAGAAAATCTTTTGTCCAAGCATTTGCCCGATGCCCTGGGTTATTCCAGATTTGAATATTCCGCCGGTCGCGAACTTGCGCCAGCTTGAGGTAGCTTTCTCGGCCTCGCTTTGCAATTTCTGCCCCAATTTCTTCACGGCTGACCCGGCATCGCCGAACGCGGCTTTTAATTGCGCGTCGTTGGCGGTGAGGATGGTCTTGATCGCGAAGTCCATGGAGCCGCTCGTATCAGCCTCCGTTTAGCTTGCGGTAGCGCTCGGCTTGTCGTTCTTCCTCATCGAGCAAATATTTATGCCCGCGGTGCCAGAACCGGAGCGCGGAATAATCCATGCTGTCTACTGAGGCTATCCCGTAGCGGTAGGCGACGGCGTAGAGCATGCCCACGCTCTCGCCTACCGGGAGAAAAAAACGATAGCTAGGGTTTCCGCCACGCTGAGCTCGTCGCCGGGTAGCGACTGGAAGGCTTCGACGGGGAGGCCCGAGAGAGCGCCTAGCAGCGCGTGTATCTTCGCGTTCGGCTTGTCGGCGCTGGCGCTGTCGCTGGCTATGACGGCCTTGCCCGTGAGCTTGGCGTATTTGATGTCGGGGCCTGACTTGCGATGCTGGGTGACGCTGAGGTCGGGGGCGACTTCGATGAGTCCGCGGCGGATGTACTTCGCCAGCTTGTCGAGGGCGCCTTCGATGGCGGCTCGGCTGTCGTCTGTGTGCGCGGCGGGGTCGATGTCGTAGCCCTCGAGGAGGAGCATCACCTGCGCGCGCGCGCTTTCCTCGCTGATCGGCATGTCGGGTTCTGGTCGGGTCCATTGGCTCATGGTGCTCTCCTTGATAAGTGATAATCGCGACGGTAGGAATCGGACCTACGATGCCAGGGTGTTTCCTTGCAAGTCCTGCCCTGACGTGTTGCCACTACACTACGTCACGAAGTTTACGGATTGACGAAGGCCTCCCACTTGTCGCGGGGGAACAGGGTGAGGCTCGCTTTGTGCTCGAGCGTTTCCCATTTCTCGAAGTCGATCCAGCCCGAGGCGCGGAAGACGTCGCCGGCGGCCGTGGTATAGGCGAGGGTGACATCGACGGTGTTCTCGGCGACGGTGATAAGCTGGGCGCGCTCGTCGGCGTTGCAGGCGATGACGACAGACTTGACTTCCTGGACCTGACGCGTCTGCTTGCGCAGGTTGCGTCCCGAGGTGGCAAGGGCCTCGTTCTTGAAGCGGGGCGGCACTACGTCGAGGTTGGTATCGGCGAGGACGTCGTAGCTCACGCCGTTGATCGTGACTTTGAGGAGCGATCCGGGTAAATCTCGGGCCATTTACTTTTCCTCCGTGGCGAGGACCGCCGCGATGTCGGGGCGCACGCTGGCGAGGCCGCCGAGCGCCCAGGATACTACCGCGTCCGTGGTCCAGGTCGTGCCGTCTTGGTTGCTCATATGCTCGCCGATAAGCGAGATCATGGCCGCGGTCTCTTCGCTGATCTGTAGGGTCATTCCTGGCTCCTTTTTGTCCTGGCCTAGTTACTCAAGACCGCGAGGCTAATGTCCATGTTGATCATGGTGTCGATGATGTTGCCCACGCCGGAGAGCAGGACGGGAATCTGACTCGCCCATCCGTCTCCGCCGACGCGAAGCTGTACGGCTGGGTTCGCCTTATTTGCGAGGGCCTTGATTGTGAAGTTGGGATCATAGACCCACGCATTCGCGCCCCAGGATTTCGCGAGGGCCACATAGTCGTCGATGACCGAATCAGTATCGCGGGCGAATTGTCGCGAGGCGCCTATGGTCACATTCTTGACATCGCTCACGATGGTATACCCTAGCCATTTCGGGCCGGAGAAGTTGGTGCGGATGCTCGCGAGGATGTTCTGGACCTTCGAAATATTGACCATCTCGCGGTAGGCGTTTGACGTGACGGGCACGCTGGCGGGGTGGTAGAAGGTGACGACGTTCTGCAGGAGCACGCTCGAGCCGTAGCAGAGGGTGGGGCTGAGTCCGCCCTGGACGGCGCTGTCTCGGCTGGTGTATTGGTCGGTCCAGCGGTTGCCCGCGAAGGCGCAGGCGTAGCCGGGATCCACGCCGGGGAGGATTTGGCCGATGTAGTTTTGCTCGGCGCGCTGGTTGTTGATGCGGGCCATGACGCCGATCGCGGTGGCGGCTATCTCGGAAGGGTGGGTAAGCGAGCCCGGTACGCAGATAAGCCCATCCGTGCGGTCGAGGATGTTCGTAGTCCCGATCGCGAGCGCGGCGGTAAGCGCGGCGGTTCCCGTGGCGAGGTTGTGGCCGTCGAGGGCGCGGATGGGGCGGCCGACCGTGCCGTCATAGAGGCCGGTGGGGCTGTTTCCGGCGCCGTTATAGGCGCTGATTGCGGTGACCGTCGTGGCGTCCTGGGTGAAGCCGTGGACGAGGTCGGTGACCTGCTGGCCATTGGGGAGGATGTTCGCGACGGAGCCGGTGCCGATGGCGAGCGGTAGGTCGGTTCCGAGGGGACTCGTTACCGTGCCTCCGGTTGGTGCGACGACGGCGCCCGTGACGCCCGAGGGGATGATGTCGCCGGGCTGGCTGCAGAATGAGAGGGTGACGAAATTGCCGTAGACGCCTTTTGATTTGTAGGTGAGGGCGATTACGCCGGCGGTCGGGGTCGCCGTGCAGGGACAGTTGGCATCGGCATTGATCGCGTAGGATAGTCCGCCCAAGGTATTGGCGCAAATGCTCGTCGGCGTGCTGACGCTGGTCGTGGTGGCGCTGTATCCGGTGCCGTTAATGTAGAAGGTGACGGTACCGGCGGCCGGCGTGGAGGCGGTGACCGTGAGCGCTGTGGCGTTGGTCGGGGCGGCTGATCCGTCTGCCTCGGGGAGGGCCCAGACCTGGACCGCGCCGTTGGTGCCGTTGAACACGGCGGTGAGGAGGCGCGCGAGGATGGAGCCCGAGCCATAGGTGGCGATGCCCTGGGCGGAGCTCAAGACCTGGGCGACCTTGCCGTTGACGACGCCGTTGGCGGTTATCGTGGCGGGGATGCCGGGGCCGCATACGAGGATGTTGCGATTGATGATCGTAGCGGTGGCTTGAAATTGAACGTTCTGCGCGGTGGCGCCGACGCCGGTCGCGAGATTGCTAGCGGTTATGCCCA